CAAATGACCCCAACTGGGAACCTGTTGTAGAAAAAGTTGGTGAAAATGAATATCGTATTGCTGAACTTCGGCCAAAAATGCGTGTTGAAAAATACCAAGGAGATGAGGATATGACTATTGACAGAGCCAAGGAAGGAGGTAAAATTAGTGCAGGCGTGGAGGTTACAGGAGGGCGCCAAGACCCGTATTTTGATAAACAGGGTGTTTTAGACTATAGCAATGACCGCTTTTGGGAGTATAAAGATTTTAAAAAGTGGACTGGTGGCTTAGAACGCATGTTTGCGCCGACGCTTGACCAGACTAACTGGGTTTAATTTGTAATTTGATAATTAATATTATAGTGTCAGGTATAATATAAATTTTTGGAAAAATTACTCTGATTCAGGCATTAATTGTTTTTCACAAACAGCACCATGTGTATTTTTTATTTTACAAGACTGGCAGCAATAAAGGCCGCAATTATTTTTTGGGTTCCTATGCACTACATAGTTGCAATCAAATCTGTCACATTTCTGTAAGGGCTTCGGTATAACATGGTCTAGTGTATGATATTTAATAAATAATGCGTAATTATGTTCAACCCAATCTTCACGATACACAAAATCTGTTTCGGTTGACAGATAAAATTTATAGTCTAATTTTGATTCTTGGATGGTTCGCCATGCTTCTGATTTATGTGCTAATATAGGTATTGTTTTACACATTAATGCTTCAAAAAATCTCATAGACCATGGTTGGTCGCCCGCTGGGCATAAACAAAATTTACTGCTAAGCATTACAGAAAAATAATTTTCATCAAATATGTTTGCTTGCTCTTGTGATAAAAAACGTGGAAAAATACCTGTTTTTATTAGTGTGTTGTCAAAAGAACCCATCGGCGTATAATTCTTTTTTGTTATATCATCTGTAAATTGTAAATAAGAATCCTCATTAAAATATCTATTAATAAATGAAATAATCCACTTTCGATTTGTAACTTCAAGACTATTTACTTTAAAACAACCTATAAAACAAAAATTACGATATTTTTGTCCAGGCATAGTAGCTACCCGTTTGTAAAATGATTGTGGAAATATAGTATATTCACCTTTTATTGGTTCATGCCATAAATTTTTCTCTTTATATGCATCAATATACCACCATAATATTTTCCTTACTAACATACTAAACTCTATTTTATGACGATTTTATAAATTATCATAAAACGCTATTCTCGGGAAATCTATACGTAATATTTGATTAGTTCTTCTTGCAGAAGTTGAACAATTATTATCGGTCTAAATAGAAGATAAGAGTCTAAACTAATATGTCTATTTTGCCTGAAACCATTGTTGTTATTACAGGGCTGCTTAATTACATCTTTGTCGATAATCTTATTGAATCCTATAAACATGTGAGCCATAAATTGGTGTCTACATGGCATGACCAGGATAAGGACTTGGTTGAAATATTGCGCCATAACAATTTTAAAATTGTATTAAGCAATTATCCCCCATATAAAAATTCAACAAATGTTCAAATCTACGCTACGCGGCAGGGTGCCTTAGAGGCGCAGAAATTAGGCTATAAATATGTATGTCATACGCGCACCGATGTGTTTCCATTGGACTATATTCAGTTCTTGGAGCGGTGTGCGCATCTGTATAGTGAAAAACTTATGGTTATTTGTGGAATTCCATTGGAGCAATATTTTCTTCAGATACTGACTGCAGGACCAGTAGACGATATATTGAAGTTTTATAATAAACTCCAAGAACCCACTGATAATCGATGCCCTGAAGCATACTTAATGGAGACTTATATTGGAGGAAGGGGATTGAGTAAAGAAACCATAAAATCTCATTTTAATATGTGCCTAAAAGTCTGCCGGCAGTATGGTTTGGAGTTTATATGGGTTCGGCCACCATGGTGGGGTATTGGATGCAGAACTATTCCCATGATGAAAGTTATTGCGGAATATTGTGGCGAATCGGCAGTGTATGAATAATACGGGTTTGGGCTTATTCTATATCTGGTTTTAATAAAATCAGATATACTTATTTAGGAGTATTACAAGGCGTTTAGGCGATGCAACTCACGAGTGTTGTGTGGAAATATGTTTAGCAAAACAACTTTTTGTGTTGCGATATGCCCATATATCCTTAATAGCTGTAAATCCCCCCAGAGAATATAAATTACTCTACAGTTTAAGTCGATTAAATATGAATCGCGGAAGCAAACCCTTCTGCGCGTTCTTCAATATATAAAGAACGCACTGGGCCCATCATACCGTTATCCGCACATATACGATAATGGACATGAGGCTCTAATTTTCTGCCAGGTGGTACCCAGTATGCCTGTGGTCTGCGCACATGAAGAAGGGCTGAACCCTCGTCATCCGCAACGGAGACACCTGCATTTTCAAATTTTCCGTAAGCCTCCTTCCAATTATTCAATGTGTGTAACTTCTCAGATGCTTCCGATGAGTCGGAAGCCCAATATAATACTTTGCGCCCTGCTTGGGCTGTAATACGGACTTTCAAGTCTGCTTTATCGGGAACCTTTTCCTGTAAAACAGAGCATGGTAAAACAGTTTCGCCTAAAAATGGCAAATATGAATCACGACTGATTCCTACATAAATGGCGCAAATGGCCACAAAACCAAAAATTATACGCGTTGGTATAGTATTTTTTCCTAATAACGATGACACTGCATCTATGTTAAATACCGCAACGGTTCCCCAATTAATACCTGATAATACTAAAACTAGCAGACATAACGCATATGACTTTTTCTTGATAAAGTTCAATATTGGTGAGGCCATCTACTATAAGCATTTTTTTATACCGGAACGTTCCAAATCTTAGTTCCGTCTGGAATGGAGGCCTTGTCTATTTTATACAGGTCCTCGAAGTATTTATGCTTCGCCTCAAGTGCAGGAATACAGTTCTTAGCATGCCGTGCAATATATTTATACAAATCAAAATCGGGGAAACGCTCTGTGTCGTCGGGATTGCGTAATATATTTTTGCCACTGTCATCCGTTAACCACATCCATAATAAATTATACAATTCCGACTCTGTTTCATACATAATTCTATCCTCTTCTTGGGTTAGCATTTTAGCGGGGTGTCGCAATGGTGGAGATTCGGGATATATAGCATCAAACATTGATACTGCCAAACGACACAAATCGAATGACGGGTTTGGGTCTACTCTTGGCTCCCGCTTATCATAATAAGGGGGGCAATTGTATTGACCTGCCGCGTCATTTCCATCGGCGTATGAGTCGGTAATCAATAGTTCATCGCGATCCTTCAACCAGAACGACGCGCGTCCAAAATCAATAATCTTCATTAAACGTCCGAATGTAGGGACTTTATAATACTTTTCACCGGCTATGCCGTCTAATTTATAATACAAATATGGCTCCGTGGTGGAAGACCACATAATGTTATTAGTATGAAGATCGTTGTGGACAAATCCATAATAATGCTGGGCGACCGATAAGGCAGTAATAATCTGGTATATCCAAGCAGACCAGCGGGCGTCGCGAGTTGCAATCATTGTGGGGTCAGTAGTGTATTCTTCAATATCAAGCAACGAATCCATGGTTGCTTCACACCTTTCAAGCATTGACACTTGAACAGGAAAATTATCGAACTCGGCGTAGTATTCGCATTGATTATGCATGGAGGAATCTGAGCTGCCACTGGAACCGGAGTCCGAGCTAGATTCAGAACCCGAGCTAGATTCAGAACCTGAGCTGGATTCAGAACCTGAGCCGGATTCGGAATCTGAGCACGAGTCGGAATCTGAGCTGGATTCAGAACCTGAGCTAGATTCAGAACCTGAGCTAGAACTATATGATGTGCCAGAGGATTTACTGCTATTTGAGCGCTTGTCATCCATTTTAACTAGTCGTACCCGTGGTTGGGCCAACTGGGAAATTTCCCCATCGTTTTCGCTATCAGTGGAAGGGATATCTGAGATACATTCAGAATCTTCTAATTCGTTTTCGCCCCTGTTTTTGTCCGCATCATCCAACTTTTCAACAGAACCAACACTACTTTTATCGTCTAAAGTTGTGCATTCAATTGGTCCTCCATCCTCGATAATTTCTACCTGATTTTTATAATCTGTTTCATCGCCAACAACTCGAACTGTAAATAACCCCGCTTTCTGATTTTTTTGGAACCATTTATCATGTCTTAAATTCGAAATCTCACCTGTAATGTTATACATATACTTATCTACACGTGTGTTGAACGTGCCATAAAACTTAATCCAGTGTGGAGACGTTTGTGTCTCTACAAGACGCGACATGGTAGCACCGCATAACGCATCAATATACGCTTCATTTAATGGGTCGTGAATTTTGGCCAGCGTGCGTTGCCACTTTTGACCTGGCTGAGGCAAAGCCCCGTCTTCAGGAAAAACATAGTCGCCCTGCATGGCCATAATTGGTTCAACAAGGTGAACACGTTTAAGAAAAAGCGGAACTTCATGTGAGCCCGATATATCACTAAATTCAATAATTGTGTTAATAAAATACCCGTCGGATTCGCCTGATATTGTCAACGATTCAATGCGACTATGCAAATTGGAACCCGATTTTACATCGCCTACCAATGATATTGACGGCAAATACTCTTGCGTATTGTGAAATTCGCTAAATTCGCTGTCTATGATTTCACTTAGCGATGTCGTCGCAAATATAGGCAGGAGTTCCCGGGGGACTACTTTTGCGCGTGGCAGATATGACGTGGGGGGGTTCGTCTTCTTGCTTTGCACGTGCTTAGGGTTTTTTGGACCACGCTTCTTCATTGGAGGCATTTTGCTGTTTGAAGCATCGGAAGACGATTTGTTTACTTTCCGCAGTTGTGGTGCGGATACGGAAATTTTTTGAATTCCATCTTAGTAATAAATATGGCTTCAGCTCAAAATACAATAGAGCAACCGGGCGGTGGCCGAAAAGTGTTCAATTTATCCCTTCGCAAATTTGATATGACCCGAATCAAAGACGACAAAGTTGTCGTATTTATCGGTAAAAGAGATACTGGTAAATCTTTTTTGATTCGTGATTTGTTGTTTCATCACCGAAGTGTGCCGATTGGTACGGTTATAAGCGGAACAGAATCCGCTAACTCATTCTATAGTACTATTGTTCCCCCCCTGTTTATTCACGAGGAGTTTAATCCTGGAATTATAGCGAATATTTTAAAACGCCAGAAGACTCTTGCACAAAAAATTACAAAGGACATCGAAACACGTGGCACTACTTCAGTTGACCCACGCACATTTATGATTATGGACGATTGCTTATATGATAGCAACTGGACGCGTGATAAGTTTGTTCGCTCATTGTTTATGAACGGGCGGCACTGGAAAATTCTGTATATTGTGGCCCTGCAATACTGTATGGGTATTCCGCCAGTGCTGCGCACTAATATTGATTACGTATTCATTTTGCGTGAAAATATCATTGCCAATCGCAAGCGCCTGTATGACCAATTTGCAGGTATGTTTCCAGATTTTGATTCGTTTAGTCAAATTATGGACCAATGCACCGAAAACTATGAGTGTCTGGTTATTGATAATAACGCCAAATCAAACAAAATAGAGGACCAAGTGTTTTGGTATAAGGCTGCCAGTCATCCGCAATTCAAGATTGGGGCGCCGGAATTCTGGGCACAACGACCTGCAGAACAAGATGCAGGTGAGGATTTTGACCCACGCACGGCGGCTAAGAAAAATAACGGGCCACTTATACACGTCAAAAAATATTAATTTACGATTTATATAAAATATAGTTTGACCTGTTTCTATAGTTTAAACTATAAATATCTGCCTTTATTAGAAAAATGCCCAGAAAAACAATGCGCGGAGGAGACCCTGCTGTTGCGCCAACCCCGGCAAAGGCGGGTGTTCAAATTCCCGCTACGGCGGGTGTTGGACAACCACCTGTAGCGGGTGCTGTAGTTGCTTCAAACAGCAGTATCAGTTCATCTGGTGCTGTTAAAACTGGCGGTGTAACCGGCACATTTACAAACCTTGGTGCTGAGGTTATAAATCTGGGTGGCTATGATACACTCCAATTCAAAATGGCCCCTGGCAGTGCAGTTGTAACAAACCAGGAAACAATGGCTTATATGGACGGTGGTCTAAATACAGGTGCCACTTTGGGAAGTGATGGTATTTTTGGAGCCTTTTTCCGTGGTATAACTGGAGCCAGTGTTTTACAGAATGCCGTGTCTAACCCTACGTCAAACACATTGAAAATGGTGTTGAGTCCTCTGCTTCAGGGTTCAATTATTCAAGTTGATATCAAACCTGGTGAAACGTGGCGCTTTGCCGACAAAAGCTTTATGGCGTGCACACCTAACTTGGCGGTCAGCGGTAATATCAACATATTTAGCAATTTCCGCATGATGTTTGTTGGCGAAAACTTAACCTACACGACCGTTTCTGCTAACCAGGGCACGGCTGGCTCAGTTTGGGTTACGGCAAACGGTGGTATTGAAAAGCACGAATTAAACATGGGTACCGGTTCTACTGTTCCATTATTCATCAACAATGGCTGCTTTTTGGGCATGATTGATAATAACGGCTCTGTAAATTTCTGGAACGACTATGTTTCCGTTGGCACATCTAATGGCTTACTGTCTGCTATGTTTACACAGTTAGGCTGGGTTATGAAAATTCAAGACACCTCACCACCTGTGCGGCCTGGGCCTGTAAAGTGTGTTGTTTTGACACAGAGTTTGAATCCTCAGAATCTTGAAAAATATATTGCCAGTATTGCTCGGAAAATAGTGGAGCAGCACCAACGCAACCCAAGCGTGAATCCAATGATGTCAGGTGTTGGACCAACAGCCAGCGCTTCTGTCTTAGGAACAGCGGTTGGGGCTGGTGCTGCCGCTGGCGCCGCTGGAGCTGCTGCTGGTACCGCTGCTCCAGCAGCACCAAGCACTGTGTATGAAAAGGCCCTTGCTAATGCTGGTAAAGGCGAAAAGCCTGCTGCAAACGCTTCAGCAACTCCTGTCGCTGGTCAAAATGCCTCCACTACCGCGCCTACAGCAAATGCTGCTCCTACCGCGCCTACAGCAGATGCTGCTGCACCTGCCGCTAATGTTCCTGTAGTTGAGGCGACACCTGAGCCAGCGCCTGAACCTGCAAAAAATTCAGCACCAGCAAGTGGAGGCGGCGCTTCAAGACGCAGAAAGTCTGTAAGAACACGCAGAACAAGACGCCAGTTCTAAACATTTTTGTTTATATTTTTATATTTTATTACATAAATACAATATAAATTACATAAATGACGACGTATGTATATTAAAAGATAATGGTATTTTGAATATATAATTATAATATAGGGATGGGCAATCTATTTGCCACAAGTAATTGGAATGCAAAATTACCAGATGAGTCACCCGACACTGGTCGGGTCACAAGCAACAGTTCAAATACTAATAAATCAGCGAATAACGGCACATCTAATACGCCCACTAACAACCCAAAACATAATAACAATGCAAAATCAAATACGAACAACACTGATGCAAAGGGCGATTCAAACACAAATACAGATGCTGCGAAAGATAATAACAAGAACAAATCAAATGTGAATAACGATGATGCAACAGGTAATAACAAGAACAAATCAAATGCGAATAACGATGATGCAACAGGTAATAACAAGAATAAATCAAATGCAAACAACAATGAAGTAAAAAAGAACAAATCAAACGCGAACAACACTGAAGTAAATGCTAGTGCAACGCAGAGTAACTTATCAAAACATAATAACAAACTCCCTGCAAATGAGACAAAACAAAATAGAACGGGTGCTACTGTGACATCTAACAAAACTCCTATTGCTAAAAAGGGTGGCGGGCGGCGGCGAAAACGAATGACTCGGCGGGGTTAAACATATGAATCTATTACTATTTGCATATTTGTAAATAGCAATGAATTTTTTTATCATGCTTTCCGGCATCTGCGCGTCTTTTAAAATGCTTATTTTAAAACAATCTTGTAGGAGATGGGTGATCAACCACCAGCCATAGCGGCACCAGTTTCAACGGCACCAGATTTAACCGGCCCTGTATCACTTTCCATGGGCTCGCCATTGGGAATACTACAGGCAGCGGCAAATACCGAACCAAGTCAAGCTGAATTGGCTTCTGAATACAAAGCTGGATTCACAATGACACTCATTAAATTTGTTATTTTGACTGTTATACAAATTCTTATATTAATCTACGTCTTTATGGGGGGAGGTATATCTGAAATTTTGCAGAATTGGCCTAAATATCGTTGCAATCCTATGATGATGCCCTTTGCTGCTTTATTTGGTTATGATGCCAGTGAAAATTTTAACTATTGTATGAAAAATATTTTTCAATCTAATGCCGGTGCTGTTTTAGCCCCACTATATGGAGTTATGTCCAATTTCACTGATATAGTTGGTGTTGTTTCAAATGTAGCAAACAGTTTTCGTTATCTTATTGCTAATCTGCTTCACGGAATGGAAAGATTAATGAGTTCGTTTCGTGATAAATTTCAAGGAATTCTATTTGCTGTCAGATTAAGCTTCTTAAAAATTCTCAGCCTAATGGGGCGCCTATACTCAACATTTTATGCTGTTATATTCATGGGCTTATCAGCCCTACGTGCAGCAGAAAATGTTGCAAACAACGACTTAGTGAAATTCTTGCTTGAATTTTGCTTCGATCCAGAAACACCCGTTAAGTTGGAGGGTGGCACTGAAATTCCTATACATGAAATTAAAATTGGCGACCGCTTAGCCCCTATTAATGGTGTAGCACCAGTTGTTACTTCTGTATTTAAGTTCAATGGTTCAGAAACACCGATGGTTCGTATAAATAATACTGTTGTCAGCTCAAAACATTATATTTACTATGAGCCCTTGGATTCCTGGATAGAATCTTGCAAACATCCTGAGGCTGTTGTTACAGCGTCACTACCAGAGCTCATCTGTCTAAATACAGACACACATACTTTGCAAATTGGTGGGGACATATATAGTGATTATGATGAGTCAAGTAATCCTGATGTTATTGCACGGACCCAAGCTTTAGCGGAGGCACTACTAAATAATGGGCGGTGCAACAAATCAACATCTATTATGAGTGATTATGCACTGGGTGTGGATGGCTCTACACCTATATCACTGAAGCAGGGGGGAGACGCGCGACTTGACACAATATCTATCGGAGATGTGTTATACGGTGGTGGCGTTGTGCAGGGGTTAGTTAAAGAACAGGTGTCATGGGTCGTTGATATTCCTGGTGGTCCAGTAGTATCTGCTTCGCAATTAGTATGGGATGTTGAGGGGGCGTGTTGGCGGCGGGCTGCTTTACTCTATGCAGGGACATGTAGACAGCTTGAAAAGCCGGCTGTAATGTATCAGCTTATTGTAACAAACAATAGATTTGACTCTGGCGGTTTCACTTATCGTGATTATCGTGAGGTTAGTGCGCCTGAAATGGAGGATGAATATGAGGCATTTTTAAAAGCGCGGTAAAAATTGATATATAGTTTCACGTGTGTAAAGATAGAAAACGATGCACGAAATAAGTTCAAAAAGCAAGGCCAATTTTATAAGAGCCGTATCACACAAGGCAAATCTTATGATGCTTGAAAATAGCATTAATAATGCAATTGTTTCCCTAAAATATCTGGAAACACCTGCATGTAGGAAAGCGCTAACCAAAGATTCTATTGATAATAAGCGTAAAGAGCTAACAGTTAAATTTCGAAACCTTCTTACTATCAAAGAGTCATTGCTAAATGTAAGAGAGGTTTAAAAGGTGGTAAAAAATTGAAGCAACAATGTATCTGTTTTTTCTGTTAAGAACACGACACTCGACAGCCAATAAAAATGCCTGTCAACGTAAATATTTCCTACGCAAAGCGCCCTACAGCCACTGAGAATGGGATTCTGGGCGTCAAGGTCACATGCAACACGCCTGTGTCAAAGGCCATCAATATGGGCCTGGCAATTGATACCAGCGGCTCAATGGAGGGTGAGCGTATTGAGTCAGTTAAGCGGACACTGGCTGTGTTGATTAGTCGCCTGCGACTTGGTGATGCTATCACCATTGTTGGATTTAACCAGGTCTCCTCTGTTGTGTTGGCGGGACACGTCATTAGCGACACCAATCGCGCGGAGGCTATTGAGCTTGTGAATAATCTCCAGGCGGGTGGGGGGACTAACTTTGAGGCGGCCTTCACAGGTCTGGGCGCCCTTCTTCAGGGCACTGTAATGCCCTTTGATGCTGTGGTAGTTCTAACAGACGGTCATGCGAACGAGGGTATTACCAGCGCGTCAGGACTTGGTTCGCTTATCAAGTCGTATATGAAGGGTATGCCGGTATACACCCTTGGCTATGGATTGGACCATAACGCCGACCTGCTGCGGGCACTGTCTACTCGGTCTCAGGGTACATATACCTATATTGGCGAGGAGACCATTCTGCCTGCTTCAATGGGAGACCTTATGGCTTCACTGCAGGATGAGGTCGCCAAGGCAGCAACACTGGCAACGCCTGCAAACTGGGTCTGTGTTGAGGCAGGGGCAGAAACTGCTGGAATCTATGACTTTGGTAGCCTTATTGCAGACAAGCCCGTGTGGGCTGTGTTTGAGATTCCGGCGTGTGCAGACGCCGGACCATCTACCCTTACTCTGACATACAAGCAGTTTGGCGTGGATGAGGACCAGGTTGTTGTCGGGCAAATTGACGATTCGCTTGACAAGCTGGACGTGCTGGAGCAGCAGCTGCGTTGCAAGGCCAGCAAGGCGCTGGATGTTGTTGCCACGGCTCTTGGCGCTTATGACGTGAATAAGGCGCTGGCTGTGCTAAATGCCACTATTGCTGAGATTAGCAGCTCGCCTGCAGCTATGAAGCCGCTGGCTATTCGCATGAAGGCACAGTTGGAGGAGATGCTAGAGACTGCAAATGCTGCAAAGCGTGCCCCTGCAGGGCGCTTTCACCACGGTGGGCATGCATCACTGGGGCGAATGGCGTCAAATGCAGCATCCAACTATGGCGCGCAGCGTGGGGTCACCTCTGGAGGCGGTGGCACACCCGCTGTGGCGCTGTTTAGCAGTCCGCATATGATTGATGTGGCAACTGCACATGTTAGCCAGTATACTCAGGGCAGCCACGACCCAACTGCTGTTCATGACTTGGAAGCAGCCATGAATAATGTTTAACACTATTAGAAATGGACGCATCTGATACCCTCAAGAAAAAGAAAGCACAAATAATA